AAGGGGTATGAGCCGCGCTCACCGCCTATGGTGGAGCGCGGGGGAGCCACCGCACGGGTGGCAGGACTATTAGGCCGCCTTAGCCGCGATGAACGGCCAACCGTTGTTCACAGCCAAATCGACTTCGGCGCGAATGTACCCCTCCGTGCCATTCTCCCCCTCAGGGTAGCGGGGGGTATCGGTCACGGCTTGATACACGCTAATCTCGTCTTCGGCCTCAAACGGCGCATCGTAGGGCTTGGCGGAGACGCGGACGACAACGAAAATGTCGGTGCCCTTAGTCTTGAGCATCTGAAAAATCTCGTCGCCCTGCGGATCAGCCTGCCCCGGTTTCGCCTTGTTGAACCAGCGGAAAGGTACGAGCTTACCCTCAAAGTTGGCCTTGCCGAACGTCTTTGCGTTGGAGTCTTCGCAGAGGGCGGCCATGCCGTCGATAGTCTCGGATGCGGCCGCACCAACGTGCGTGCCGTCCTTGAGCAGGCGGCACGATGCGTCCTTGCCCGCGTTTAGCTCGGTGATGGTCGGGGCCGCCGGGTTTTTGATGCCACCGGCGGGAATGAGAACAAGCTTTGTTTTAGCACCAGCTAGGGTGCGGCCCGGGGGGACTGCCATTAGTTCTTACCTCCATTGTTGGCCGCCTTGTTGGCGGGGTCTATTTCTGTCACTGGCTGCACGCGCCCCTCGGTTGAGGGCAGGTCGCGGTACAGGCCCGGGAATAATTTCAGGTAGTGCTCGGGCACCTCTACGATTAGCCCGGTCACGCTGTGGGCTACACGCACGAATCCGTCCATGCTGCTTTCACCTTTCGTTTATTGTGTTGTGAGACGCCACACCAGGGGGACGTATGCCCGGGCGGGTGGTGTCGTTGTGTCAAATTCTGGGTACGCGGTCTGCTGCTGCGGCTCGTCCGGCCTCACCTCATGCCCGCCTACAGCGTGCCCGGTGAGGCGGCCCCGCACCTCTTCCGATAGGTGCATGACCGTGTTCACATCAGCCCCTACTAGGGTTGTTTGGATGGTGAGGGTCTGTGAATCGCGGTCGGCGCACCCCGCTAAGCTCCGCATCGCGTCAATCCCCGTAGGCTGCGAGACCCACAGGAGAATGTAGGGCTTGGGGGTGCGGCCGTCACGGTAGAGCGGCACATCGGCGGGGACAACACCCGCGTACACTGTCGTGTTCTGAATGCCATCTAGGGCGGCGGTGAGCGCGCTTATTATCTCCGTGATTCGCATCAGAAAATCTTCCCCCCAACCTCCAATAGCGCCTTCTCCACAGACGGTACGACCGCATCGGTGGCGGGCCTCATGAACGGCCTGGGCCGCATGTGCACGGTGCCGTACTCGACGAACCCCGCGTATGAGGCCCCGGCGGTGATCGCGTACTCGTCCGCACTTACACGGCGGGGTTTGATGGATGCCCGCAGGTGCCCGGTGCGGATGGGTGCTATCACGGCCGCCTGCGCCGCGATGTCTCCCGCACCTTTGGCTAGTACCTGTTCGGTGCGGGGGCGTATGGCGGCTAGTTTCGCGCCGATGGCGGCTAGCTCGGTGATGTCTACGCTTTTAGTCACCGCGCGCCCCGTTCTCTTGTAGCGGGTCTGTGCATACCAGGTCGCGGCACGGCAGCTCCGTCCCGTAGAGTATCTGCCGCACGGTGAGTTCGCGGCCTACCGTGCCCGGGTCGTCGCTCCCTGTGATGCGCACTACCCAGCCGACGCGGGGCCGCTCAACCCGCAGCGGGATGCTCACCCGGTACTCGCGGCGGGCCGCGTCCAGCTGCCCCGTAGCATCCTGAGTGTTGCCCGAGAGGTTTAGCTCTTGCACGCGGCAGGGGATGCCCTCATACTCTATGCGCGGCTCCCCCGGCCCATCCAGCGGGTTATCCTTGTCGGGTGCCCCGGGTGAGTAGAGGGCGCACGTGCTGTTCATAGACCCGATCAGAACCGGGGCCTGCCTAGCACCCCACCCCTTCGGCACGACACGGCTGTTAGCTAGTACCAACCAAACCCACCCCCATAGCCGGTTGCCCGGGGGGATGCGCCCTCACTCATAGCCGAGCCGTGCAGGCCACCCAGCGCCTCCCAGAAAGCACCCGTGCTGCCCGCCCGGTCTTCGTCACGCTGCGCCTCAGCATCCAGCGCGTCAGCCTGCGCCCTCAGCTCAGCCGCAACCGCCGGGCCATCAACCGATAAATCCTGCTGCGTTATCTTCTTGGATAGCAGCACCTCGCTAGTGGCGATAGTGCGGAGCGCCCGGGCTGCGGCCCGCTTCACGTTCCCGCCGGACAGGTCTAGCAGGTCTTCCACCTGCACATCGGTGAGCAGGGTGCCCGTACCGCACCCCGCCTCCCCATCCTTCGGCAGGTCGGCGATGAGGAGCCGCACCCGGCTAATCTCTCTCTCTATCATGGGCGCGGCCCTCCATCCCTTCTTTTAGGCGCCGGTAGATGCGTACACGGCGGTGTTGTATACGGCGGTTGCGCCGGTCACGTGACGCCCACGGTAGGTAATTACGTCGCGGTCGAAAGAGCCTGCGGTCGGGTCGATGTCTCCACCGGCGACGTTGCGGCCCGCATCGTTCTTCACACGAATGTCCGGCTCGGCGTACCCGCGCAGGGATGCTTTCACCAGGGCGGGGTTGGTGGTTCCCACACCGGGGAGCACGTACCATGTGGTCGCGGCCTTGCTGGACTTGTCTACGGCGGTGAGGCCGTCAAGCACCTTGAGCGTGAACACACCGCGCAGGTAGTTGCTCTCTTCGGTGGTGGTGTCCCCCACGGTGGTTTTGATCCGCTCGGTGTTGAGGATGCGCTGCGCATCGGCCTCAAGGGTCTTGGGGACTACCAGCACGAGGCTACCGGTATCTACCGGTTCACCATCGTTGTTCAACCGCTGGGTGATGGATTTGTACGCTTCCCAAAGGTTGTTGATGGTGAGCGGCTTAGCAGCAACGGCGGCCTTGCCCTTGAAGAAGCTGGCGCGGGGGCCGGTGCTGCCTACGAAGGCTTCGATTACGGCGCGGTCTTCACGCTTACGCGCACCCTTCGCCAGGCGGTCGGGGATGCGCGCCAACTGCTCCCATTCCTGATTGAGCTGCATCTCCCAGGTGAAGGGGAGGGTGATACCGTACTTCTGCACCTTGATCTCGTGCTTAGTATCACTCAGCGACGCCGCCTTGTACTCTTCACCCTGCGCCACCAGCTCGTAATCTACCGGGCCGAACAAATCCTTGAGGGTCTTAGGGCGGAAGTCCGCCACCTCAGTGGTGTCCGCAAGCCCCTGCCACTGCGGCACGTAGTCGCGGTACGTGTGCAGCATGTCGATTTCTAGGGCCTGCCCCAGCAGCGTAGGGAAGTCACTAGTAGTCATGGCTTCGCTCAGGCGGGCCTGGGCGGAGGGGGTGCCGGTCATGCCTGCACGGAAAAGGCGTGCGGCCTCAATGATGCGATCACCGCCGGGCACCCCGGCCTCGGCGATTTTGTCCGCGTGTAGAAAGTCTTTGCTCATGAGTTTTCTCTCTTCTTGTCGGGGGTGGTTTAGAATGCGCCGAGTGGCTTCACGTGGGCGTCGGCGCCGGGGGCTGCGGAGCCTTCCAGGGCGACACCCCATTTCTTGCCTGCCCCGGTGGTTAGCTTCCCGTCGGTGCCTACGTTCACGCGCTGCCCGGCGTTCACCTTTTCTTTGACGGGGATCAGCCAGGAGCCTACGAGGTCTAGGGTGACGGGTGCCCCGTTGGCTGCGTCGATGATTGCTACACCGGCGTACCCGGCGTCGTTGGTGCCGACTACCACGGGGTCGCCGCTTTTCACGTCTGCGGGGGAGGGTACGCTGATGTGTTCGGCGCGGGGGTATACGAGGTTTTTAGCCATGATGGTTAGCCTTTCATTGCTTTGATGATGTCCGATTCGGTGACGGTATCCCCACCACCGGCGGGGATGCCGTAGACGCCGGGTGCGCCGTAGGGGGCGCGCGGGTATTCTGCGGCGTGGGCGCGGACGCTTTCACGGAACGCTTCGGCGTCTAGGTTCTTGTCCGCCGCCCCGGCCTCTGTGAGGGTTTTCACTGCGTGGGGTGCGTTGATGCCGTGGAACTCTTCACGAACGATAGACTCAACGACGGTGCGGCGCGCCTCACCCTCCAACACTGCGATGCGCTCATGCAACGCCTTATTCTCGGTGGCGAGGCGGGCGGCCTCAGACACGGCGGACTCACGGGCCGATTCGGCGCACCCGTCATTCTCCACCGGCCCCGGCTCCGGATCTACTGCTTCGGCGCCTGCCTCGGCGGTGTTTTCGTCGCTGGCGGGTGCCGTTTCACCGGCCACGGCCTCACCGGGGGCGTTGTTTTCCAGGGTGTCGTTGGTGCCTGTGATTTCTTCCACGGGGTTTTGCTGTTCATGGGGTTTTGGCATTTCGCCTTCGTCCTCCTTCTGGTGTTCTAGGATTTGGTCGATTCGCCCCCCGCGTCCTGGGCGGGTTACGAAGTCTACGGAGCGGATGCTGTGGATTGCTTCTACTACGCCGTCGGGGTTGATGCTGGCGGTGCCGTTGATGCTTACGCCGATGATGTGTGCGCGGTCGGCTAGGAATTTTCGGTGTGATTCGAAGATTTCGGCGGTTGCTTCTAGTGCCCCGGTTTCTGGGTTGATGGTGGCGGGGGTGGCTAGTGCTCCGGCTAGTTTGTTTAGGTCGCCTTCTGGGCGTTCCCATTCTTCGTTTTCGGTTTGGTGGTTGATGTACATGTGTGTCCCGGCGGGGAAGAGGTGGGCTGCGCCCGAGATGGTTTCGGCCGGGTAGTATCCGCTTGAGCCTTGGCCGGGGGTGATGATGGTGATTGCGATTTTTGCGCCGGTTAGGTCGCTTGTTGGTTGGCCGCCTGCTGATTCGCGGGTGAGTGTTTTAGGCATTTTTGGCTTTCTGTTTTAGGTCGCGTAGTGGGCGTTGGGTGATGGTGTCGCGCCAGCCCGGGTTTGGTGTTCTTTGGGCTAGGGCGGTGAATGGGATTTGCCCGGTGTTTATGAGGTGGGCGCGTTGCGCACCGAGTATGTCGGCTTGCGCTTGTGGTGTTAGTGAGCGGTACCACTCTTCGCCGGTTTGGATTTTTGGTGCGGTATCGGTTTGGTTGATGCCGAGCTGCGCCCAGGGTTTAGTCTTTGGGACGCGGGTGCACCTTCCCCGGTGGTGGTCGTTTGGGCCTGGTTCGGTGGTGGGGTGGGTGGTGCCGTGCATGGCGATGCATGCGGGGCATGTGCGTTTGTCTAGGGCGGCTACCCATACCCAGCCTTCTAGGATGTCGGTGTTACTTTTTTCCCATTGTTGTGTTGCGTGGCGTTGCGCGTCGTGGGTTTCTGTGCGGGCGATCATGGTTGCGCGCGGCAGCCCGCCTTTGAAGGTGTCGCCTACTTGTTTCAGGAGTTGCCGCGCGGTTTCTTCTGGGTTTTCCCCGGTTGCGGTGCCGCGTATTAGGGCGTGTTTTAGTTTGGTTTCGATTTCTTCGGGGAGCCGCAGGGTGTGGGTAGTGATGCGCTGGGTTGTGCGGTTTACCATCCAGTCGATTTCTTCGGGTGTGATGGTGTTAAGTGTATGAGAGAGCGCGTAGGTTAGGGGTAGCTGGGTCTTTACCATCCTGGCGTGTGCGTCTAGCGCGCTGCTGATCGCATCGGGGATGGTGATGTCTGCGGTTACGCCGGTGTATTCGGATAGGAGTTCTTCTAGCTTTTCGCTGGCGTGCGCTAGGGCTTCGTGGGTGCGGTTTGCTTGGAGGATGCGCCACCCGGGGGCTGCCCCTGTGGTGGGGTCTTGCGCGGCCCGGATGGCGTCGGCGAATGCTGCCTCTAGGGTTTCCCATGCTGCGGCCCATTGTGTGGCTAGTGTTGTCTCCGGGAGGGCTAGCATGCGTTCGGTTTGGTCTTTGAGGCGTTGTGCGGCTTCGGCGGCTGCCATGTGCACGGTCATTCGTCACTCCTCTCTCCGCGTGTCGCTTGCGCTATTATTGCGTCGGCTAGGTTGGCCCCGGCGGGGATGAACTCACCGGTGGTGGGGTCTGTCATGCCCGCTATGATTTCGTCGGGGTCGCGTACCCCTAGCGCACGCAGTGTTAGCAGGGCTAGGGTTTCGTAGGGTACTAGCCCTGTCCCGTAGGTTTTGGTTACGGCGTCGATTGTCTCGGCTAGCGTCTGCTCGTTGAGGTCGGGGAAATGGAACACTAGGGTGCGTTCTACCCCTTCGGGTAGTGTGATGTCCCATTGCCCAGCAACCTGTTTCACGGTGCCTTTGAGGGGGCCTTGCGGGGCGGCTATGGCGGCGTCGATGACGTGCCCTAGGATCGCCCGGTAGGTTTCTTGCCAGAGGTGTTGCCGCGCCATGAGGTCGTTGAGCATTGGCCGGTCTAGTGTTTCTGCTACGGCCCGCGCCCCGGTCTGCCCTGGGTCTCCTAGGAGCATGGTTACGGGGACGCCTAGTGCGGCGGCGACCATTGATGCTAGGGGTTTCCCTGATTCTGCGTCGATTGTCGCACCGGTCTTGGGCATGGCCTCTACTGTGGCGTCTACGGTGCCGATTACCCCGGGTGTGGGGGATAATGCGGCGTGCTGTAGTGCGCGGCGTGCCTCGGTGGCGGCTTTGTTGGTTTTCGCTGTTACCCGGTGGCTGATGCGTGCTAGTGCGCGCATGAGCCGCGCCCAGTCCTCAAGGTAGACCTTGTATGCGCGTGCCCAGGGGAGGGCTGCGAAGATGTCGGGCACGCCCCAGGCCCAGCCGTCGGGTGATCCGTCTGCCTGGTGGTGGATGGGGGTTGTCCAGTCTACGGGGATGCCGCCTATGCTTTGGGGTTGCGCTACGGGCCGCCAACCGAGGGCGGGGTAGTAGGCTTCTTTGCGGACGGTCTGGGAGGTTGCAGCATCGTATAGTTTTTCTGTCCAGGAGCGCAAATAGTAGCGTGGCTCTGCGGCGTTTTCTGGGTTGGTGAGTACGCCGGTGATTTCGGTGAGGGGGATAGTGCGGGCGGTTACGGCCCCGCTGGTGGGGTCGGTGCGTAGGGCGATGAATATGTTCCCGTCGGTCGCTTGCGCGTGTTCTAGCCGGTGCTGTGCCTGCATGCCTGTGAGTGCGCGGCGGTTTGCGGGCGCATCCCAAAACGCTTGTATGACGGCGTTCACATCCTGGCTGCTGTTTTCTGCGGTTGCTGTGGCGGTAACGCCCACACCCGCGCCGAAGACGTACCCGGCGCGGACGTGCACGCCACGCTTCACCAGCGGGTCGGACACGGACATTAGCCTGCACACGTCGCTGTTGCGTTTCACACCGGCTAGGGTGAACTCCTCGCTCCCTATCGTGGTGAGTCGCCGCCACCCCGCGTCCTCCGCCATCATCCCTTCAATCGTGGAGAATGATTCGCGTAGCTGCGCGGTTGCGGCCTCTAGCTCACGGGCCGGGCCGTTGAAAGCGCCCGCGATGGTCTCGCGCGCCGATTCGATGATGCTTTGCAGGCGGCCCATAGCCACCCCTTTCTGTTAGTAGAATCCGATGCTGTACCCGTCCTCACCCCATTCTTCGGCGTCTTCTATCGTGTCCCCGCCGGTGATGGGGTTGATACCGAGCTGGTTCACGGCCTGTGTCATGGCGTCTACCGCGTCGTCGTGCTTCCCGTTCGGGAAAAGCTTCGCTTCCTCAACTAGCTCTTCAACATTGGGTAGCAGGTGCGGTTCGGGTAGGATGATGTCGCCGGAGTGCGCTAGGGGCGAGACGGCGTTAGCGCGGACGACTTTACCGCCGTCGGGTGTGACGGGGATTATCCCGGCGACTTTCCCGCGTAGGGAGTTGATGACCGCCGGGCCGTTCGCCTTGTCTTCAACGAATTTCGCTACGGCTTGCGGCCACCTAGCGGACATTGCCTTGATCGCGTCTAGCGTCTCCATGAACGTTAGCCGCTCACGCCGCATATCCAGCAGGAAGCAGCGGGAGCCGCGGCGTAGCCAGACTTGGCCCACCACGTAATCGGATTGGTCGGTGCCCTTAAACGCCAAGTCCCAGGATTGTATGATTTCGTCCTCTGGGCCGATGCCGTGGATTACCCGCTCACCGTCATGACCTTCAACCCATATGGGGTTGCTGTAGCGCGCCCATGTACCGGGGAAAATACCGCCTTCGTCGGGTGATGGCGTGCCCTGGTATAGGGCGGCCCATGATTTCGGCCCGGCCTCCCGCTTGCGTTTCTCCCAGTTCTTTTGTGTGCGGCCGCGCGCGGACACCATGAACTCGCCGGGTTCCCGCCCTAGCGGGTCTTCCTCCCCGGCCTCCGGTTTATGGTCTGCCTGCGCTGGGATACGCAAGAACTCCCATTCGCCGGGGTTTTCCCGCATGAGCATCCCCGCCAGGTCGTTATCGTGCCAGCGGGTGAGGATCAGAATCACGGGGGCACCTGGTGCGAGACGCGCGGCTGCTGTGCCCGTCCACCAGTTCCATTGATCCTTTTGAATGGTGGGTGAAGAGGCGTCTTTGTGCCCGCGCACGGGGTCGTCGATAATCAGCAGGTCGGCCGGTTTACCGGTCATTGCGCCGCCTACGCCCGCGCAGAACACGCTCCCATCGTGCCCGTCAAGCTTCCAGAATTGTTTTGAGGATGAACCGGGGCGCACACGTATGCCGAGTTTCGCGGCGTTATCGCGGATGTCGTCACGAATAACCCCGCCCCACTCCGTGGCTATCTCCTGCTGGTAGGAGGCGATGATTACCCGCGTGTCCGGCCTCTGCGTGAGCACCCACTCAACGAAGCGGCGGGAGGCGCGCTGCGATTTACCCTCCTGCGGTGGCATGCTGATGATTAGCCGCGAATCCGGTTTATTGAACGCTTCTACTAGCTTCTGGTCGATCAGGTCTAGCGCCGGTGTCTGCACTGTTCTTTCGTCTAGTGCGGCCGCCAGCTCCCCGGGCGTACTGTATGCGGGTTTACCGGATGCGGTGGTTATGGATTCCAGAAGCTTTTGCGCCACGTGATCGGGTAGGGATGCCACAGCCTCCGCCACCAGCTCGGGCGGGTACGCGGCCACCATTTTCAGGAAGTCCATACACCCCACCCGCCCCGCGTTTTATTGTCCGGTCATTTGCTGAAGCTTCGCTATCAGCATCTCCTGCGCCGTTGTCTCGTCCACCTGATCCTGCTTTCTGGTTATACCGGCCCTATCCAGGACATTTTCGACGGCGCGCAGCCTGTCGCTTGATTTTTCAGCGCTCACCATTTCGCGGGCGAGCACTTTTAGGGCCGGGTCTACCAGCTCTTGGAGCCGCAGGGCTGCTTTGCGTTTGACCTGCGGCGCGGC